CTCGTCAAGGTTGTGAGCTGCACGAACTCGGGCGGCGTCTCGCCCATCGGAACTTGCACGGTGCAGCCGCTCGTCAATCAGATGACCGGCAACCGGGAATCGGTCCCGCATGGCGAGCTGTTCAATTGCCTTTACTCGCGCCTCGTCGGTGGCACCAACGCGATCATCATGGACCCGCAGCCCGGTGACATCGGCTTGATGGGATTCTGTTCGCGCGACATTTCCGGCGTGCGCGCCAACGAGGGACAGGCCAACCCGGGCAGCTTCCGCATGTTCGATTGGGCGGACGGCATCTACGTGATGGGCGTTCCGCTAGGCGTGACGCCCGAGCAGTACATCGCCTTTGCGGCCGGCGGCATCACCGTGGAAAGCCCCACGCAAGTGCAGGTCACTGTGGGCGATACCACGATCACGGCCACGACGGACAGCCTTACGCTGACCGCGGGCGGGAAAACCGTGACCATCGACTCGAGCGGGGTAACTATTGATGGTATCCTGTTCGAGACTCACACGCACTCGGGTGTACAGACTGGCGGCGGCAATACAGGGCCGCCCAATCCATGAAAACGCTTTTGCTTGACGTTGCAACTTGGGACCTCATTACGGACGCCAATGGGAACATCGCGGCGGCCGAGGACCCCTATGCGCTCGCGCAGGACGTTGCCAGCCAAATCCGCACCTTTCTGGCCGAGGTGTGGTATGACACGACGTTGGGCATTCCCTACGCCTCGCAGATTCTCGGCAAGAACCCGCCCGTTTCGGTGCTCCAAGAGTACCTTGTCAACGCTGCGCTCACCGCGCGGCCTAACACTGCGGACGTGTACGTAGTCAAGGCCAAGTGCGTCATTCAGTCTTTCAACCGAGACACACGGCAGGTGTTCGGGCAAGTCCAATTCATTGACAGCAACAACGCAGCCGGCGCGGTATCGCTGAACGGCACGACAGTGAGCGTAGCATGAGCGGAACAACCAGCGTCCCGGCCATTCAGTGGACCGCCACGGGCCTTGTACTGCCGACAGAGTCGGTGATTCTCGCCGGCGTGCAGGCCGACTATGACGCCGCGTTTGGCGGCAACCTGAATCCGGCACTGAACACGCCGCAGGGTCAGCTCGAGTCATCGACCACGGCCATTATCGCGAACGCCAACAGTGCGATTGCGGAGCTAGTGAACCAAGTTGACCCCGACAACGCAACCGGCTTCATGCAGGATGCCATCGGCCGCATCTACTTCCTGAACCGCAACCCGGCGCTGCCCACGACGGTGCAGCTCTTGTGTACGGGCGGCGTGGGTGTGCCCATCCCGGTGGGCGCGCAGGCCATCGACACCAGCGGCAACATTTACGTTTGCACGCAGGCCGGCACCATCGGCTCGGGCGGCAATGTGCTGCTGAGCTTCGCGAACCAGCAAACCGGCCCGATCCCGTGCCCGATGAGCACCGTAACGCGCATCTATCAAGCCATCCCCGGATGGGACACGGTCACGAATCCTGCGGCCGGCACGGTCGGGCAGGACGTTGAGTCCGCGGCGTCATTCGAGTTTCGCCGGCAGAACAGCGTTGCAGCCAATGCGCACGGTTCGCTCGCTGCGATCTACGGCGCCGTCATCGAAGTGGCGGGCGTGCTCGATGCCTTCGCCATCGAGAACGTGACGGACAACGCCATTGACGGCCCCATCGACAACAATCCCAACAGTACGAATTTTAACGTTGTCGCGCACTCGCTCTATATCGCAGTGACCGGCGGCGCGGCGGCCGATGTCGCCAACGCGATTTGGACGAAGAAAAACGAAGGGTCCAACATGAACGGCAACACGACGTTCATTGTGACCGACGACAACTATTCGTTTCCCATGCCGCAGTACACCATCACGTGGGAAACGCCGAACCCCACGCAGTACAGTTTCATTGTCAACATCAAGAACAGCTCGGCGCTGCCTTCCAACATTGAGGCGCTGGTGCAGGCGGCCATCACCGCGCAGTTCAACGGGACCAACACCAACGGGCAGCGCGTGCGCATCGGCTCGCTGTTGCTGGCCGCGAGCTTCTACGGCCCCGTAGCGCAGTGCGCCGGGCCGAGCGTGCCGGTACAGGTGCTGTCAATCTTCATCGGCTCGACGTTCACCGCCACGGGTAGCGTGACCAATACCTCCGAGGTGCTGACCATCACCGCCGTAGGCGCCGGCAGCATCACGCCCGGGACGGTCCTGACCGGCACGGACATTCCGACGGGCACCACAGTGGTGCAGCAGCTAACCGGCACCCCGGGCGGCATCGGCACGTATCAGATGAGCGCGGCGGCCACCGGCAACTCAGGCTCGGAAGCCATCACCGGCGCCGGCGGAACAGCGCAGCAGATTGGCATTGACCAGCAACCGCAGATTGGCAGCATAGTGGTCAATCTCTTATGAGTTGGCATCTAACAGCCACTCAGCCGCTTGGGTTTGGCTTTGGCGAGGGGCTTACCTATCTCGCCACTGATGGGGCAGGACAATGGGTAGCGGGCGGCAACCGTCAAAACGTGTGGGTCACGAATGATGACGGCAACACATGGACCGGCCCTATCAATGTTGATCCGGTGGACCTCGCCGGGCTCAGCGGCGTGCAGTGGCTCAATGACCGCTTTGTGGCGTGGGGACCGTCTAGCACCACCGGCAGCAATATTTACACGTCGCCCGATGGCAGCACATGGACTCAGCGCGCCTCGCAAATCGACATTGCGTTAAGCGGCACCGAAAATGAAGGCGGCGGCTTAGGCTCCGCGTACCTTAGCGACCTCTATATCATTGTTGGTCAGGATACTGGCGCCGGCTTCACTTCTGTTACCTCGCCCGATGGCGTCACGTGGACGTTGCAAAATGTCTATAGCAGCCCGAGCGGTGGCGGCTTCACCGGGGTAATCAGTGACGGCACGCATTTTGTTGCGACCGTCATTGATAACAGTCTATCGCCCGTCAATCAGGTTGCGTACTCGACCGACGGCGCCAATTGGACCTTTCAGAGTTTCACGGGCGCAAGCGGGTTTGGCCCCAACGGCTTCCCGCTAGGCATCTATTTCTTTGACAGCAAGTACATTGTTGGATGGGGTTACGATTCCACGGCGAACGGCGGCCTTGGGCAAGGATGGTATGAGGTCGCCACCACGCTGAGCCCGTGGAACGGTGTTTCTACCAACGTTACCTCATCGCCTCTAGGCGTGCAGGTTTACCCATTCACCGCGGACAATGGATCAATCGCCCTTGGCGCGGCGCTGAATTTCAACGATTTAGTCAACACGCCGGAAGCCATCACCACAACGAACGGCACCGCGTTTTTGTTCGAGGCCGCAGGCTTTGCCGGTGGCGAATTTGCGGCTGTCGCGCGTGGCACCGATGGCTTTATGGCTGTCGGCAGCAACTCGAGCAACGTCAACATTGCGGCGTTCCGCCCCGATGTCACTGACGTGACAGTGCCCAACGTCGTGGGCCTGCCGCAGACGGCCGCCGAGAATCAAATCACCAGCGCGCTGTTGGCGGTCGGCTCCATTTCCTCGGTGTTCAGCAACACGGTGCCCGCCGGCAATGTCGTGAGTCAGAGCCCCATCGGCGGCATGATGGTGGCCGAGGGCTCGCCGGTCAATCTGACCATTTCCGAAGGCCCGCAGCTCGTCATTGTGCCCGATGTCATCAATGACCCGGTTGCGCTGGCCGCGCAGATACTCGGCGCCGCTGGCCTCAACGTCGGCGGCCCCGTGGCCGTCATCGACTTTTCGGTGCCGTTCGGCTGTATCTCCGGGCAGAACCCGTTGCCGGGCACCTCGGTGCTTATCGGCTCGACGGTCAACCTGAGCGTGTCGTCGGAGGTTCTGCCGTTCAACGCGAACGCCACTGTTATATCGCAATACTCGAACAGCAACACGCTGCTACAACTCATCGAAAATATGAGCACGTACATTGACCCGCGCGAGAACATTCTCAATTTCTTTAACCTCGTGTGGAACGTTGACACCGCCGTGGGCTTTGGCCTCGACATTTGGGGCCGCATCGTCGGCGTTAACCGAGTCATCCCGATCCCGGGCACCAGCGGCGCGTTCGGCTTCGATAACAGCGACACTCCGCCGGATTGGGAAAACTTCGGCGTCAACGGACAGCCCGGCATCGGCGGTCCGTTCTTCAGTGGCGAACTGAATACCGGCAGCTTCACGCTCAATGACCCGAGCTTCCGCACGCTGATACTGACCAAGGCGCTGGCGAACATTTGTCAGACGACGGCGCCCGCGCTTAACCAGCTCATCACGAACCTTTTTCCGGGCCGCGGGAAGTGCTACACCACGGACGGCGGCAAATCGAATAGCTCCGCCGGCGGCATGTCGATGACCTACGTTTTTAAGTTCTCGCTTACCACAATCGAGCATGCCATACTAGCCTTTAGCGGTGTGCTGCCGCACCCGGCTGGCGTGCTGACGAACGTGCTTGTGGTGCCGGAAGCAACCTTTGGCTTTGCGGAGCAAGGACCAGCGGTACAACCTTTCAATTTCGGCGTATTCCAAGCCTAAGCCCACATGCCAGCACCTACCCCGCAAGAACTCCTGACAGCCATCGCGGCGGACGCGAACCCGGTCAACATCACCAGTCCCATGCCGGTGACGCCGCCGGTATCGCCGTCGAATGCTGCCTGCATCGAGGACGGTTTCCCGCCCATCACGATGCAAAGCGAGCTGTCCGGCGGCCTGCCGCCGCTCGGCGCGGACATGAACGGTATTCTGTTCCTCATCACGTCTCACACGCTGTGGGTCGAGTCGGGGCAGCTCTACCCGTACAGCGCGGACATCGCCGCGGCGATTGGCGGCTATGCGGCCGGAAGCATCCTCGGCATGGCCGACGGCTCGGGCATCTGGCTTTGCACGCTCGCTGACAACAGCTCGAACCCTGACGCGGGCGGCGGCGGATGGGTGCCGCTCTACAGCTACGGCCACTCCAACATCGCGACCACGGGCGGCACCATCACGCCCACGACTTCACAGCTTGAAAAGGGCGTGCTCGTCTTTACCGGCACGCTCGCCACGAATCTGACTGTGCTGCTGCCGCAAACCGAGCGGCAGTATCTCATCGTGAATGCGACCTCGGGCGCCTTCAACATGACGGTCAAGACGGCCGCCGTGGGTTCGTCGGGCGTCTCAGTGCCACAGGGCGGTTTCGCTTCGCCGGTCGGCGTGTACAGCGTGGCCGATGGCAACATTTATCCCACGGTCGCGCCGCTGTCGGTGCCGATAGATCAGAGCCCCACGGCGCTGTCAATCGTGCAGCGCGACAACCTCGGGCGTGTGTTCGCAACGTACTTCAACGGCAACACTGCGCTTGAGACGCCCACCGTGGGCGCGGTCATCGTGCAGAACAGCGCGGCGGACGGATACTTCCGCAAAATCTCGCTGACCAATTTCGAGGCGCAGCTACTGTTGCAGGGCCTCGGCGGCACGCTGGTGAACTCGCAGGTACCTTACAGCGTGGTGCAGCAGTGGGCTGCCTCGCTGTTCTCGAGCGCCGCGCTGACCGGGACGCCCACGGCGCCCACGGCTCCGCTTGGCACGAACAACACGCAGATTGCAACCACCGCGTTTGTCAAGGCGCTGCTTGGCGGTAGCATCTTTTCATTCCGGTCCGGCACCTTCAACATTGTTGGCAACGTCGCTCCGGGCTCCGTGGCGTTCAGCTCGCCGTTCCCGACTGCGTGCCTCGGCGTCGTGTGCTCGGTGCCATCGGGCGGATTCCAGCCGGGCGCAACGGGCTTCACGCCTTCGCAGTTCACGCCGAACGGCAATGCGTGTGGCACGCAGCTCGCAACTTATCTCGCGTGGGGTAACTAATGTCAGGCGGTCAACCAGTTCCGCCGCGGATTGTTGAGGCGTTCGCCATCAACGCCGGCGGTGCCTACATCACCAACCCGTTCCCGGTCGCTTCGCAAATCAGCGTCACGCCGGGGCGTGCTTCGCTCAATGACGGGTTTGTCCCGCTGAACATGACGGACCCGACCGCCGGCGGCATTCCGCCGTTCGGTGAGGACATGAACGGGATTCTGTACCTCATCAGCGCGTGGGTAGCGTTCTTCGCTGCCGGTCAGGTCCCAACGTATGACGCCACGCTAGCCGCGGACATGAGCGGCTATGCGCTCGGCGCGGTGGTGCAGCAGTCGGCGGACACCACGGCGTTTTGGATCAACACCATTGCCGGCAACGCGAGCGACCCGGATACGGGAACGCCCGGGGATGCGGGGTGGGTCAGCACCAAGCCGCTACACGTCTCAGTTTCGGCGGGCGGCAACAATGTGGCGCTCCCCGGGCCGAGCGACTACGTCTATGACGTTGACGCCTCGGGCGGTGCCATCAACTTTACCGGCTTCGTGATGCAGCGCGACGGGCAGCGGCTGGTTGTCCGCAAAATCGACAGTTCGGCCAACAACGTCACGTTCGCCTCGCTTTCGGGCTCGTCGCTCGCCGCGAACCAGCTTGAGATTGTGACCGCTGGCCTTGCGCTCGGGCTTCAGTATGAAACCCTGACGCTCATGTATAACTCGACTGTTGGGAAATGGGTACAGGCATGAAACGGTTAGGACTACTCGCGCTGTTGCTGGCGCTCGCAAGCACCGCGGATGCGGCGCTGTTCCCCCTGTTCGGGCCGGCTACCGGCATACTCAAGGGGAGCGCCACCTCGCCGCAGACGACGGCCGCAGTGGCTACGGACGTTACCAGCCTGTTCAGCGGTTGCAGCGGCCCCGTGCCGTTGCTGTCCTACACCGGCGCGTGCGTGGCGGCCAGTGCGACGCCGGGCGGCTCCGACACTCAGGTGCAGTACAACGCAAGCAGCGTGTTTACTGGCGACTCCAATCTCATTTGGAACTACTCGGCCGGCACGCCCTCGCTTGAGATTGACGGCGGCGGCAACACTTCGCCGTCATGCTTCCCCTCGTCTTGCACGCAGCCGGGAATCACCATCGGCAACGTGGCCGGCGGCGGCATCGGCTTGGGCTCGGCCGCTGACCTGCTGGTGCCGGGCGCTATCTACACCAACCAGCAATATACCTACAATCACGCGCGCATTTTCCTGCCGAACGGTGAACTGTTTTGGATCGACTTGAGCGAAGGCACGAACAACACCGAGTGGTGCGCGCAGCAGGACAACTACCCGGGTCCATATCCGCCAAGTTCTGACGGCCCCAATGGCGGCTCGCTGTTCTTTTCCACGTGCGGCGACAACGACGGCGCCGGCACGCATCCGTTCATCGGCGCCATTCGCTCGGGTGTCAGCCTCGCGGCTATCGCCATCGGCAACATAACCGACGGCCCGAGCATCAACATTTTTGTCCACGGCGCGATGGTGTCCGCCGGCGGAGCTTCGATCACTCCGACCGGCTCGTGCGGCACTGTCACGACGGTAAAGGGCGGCGTTCAGACTGGTTCGTTTAACAGCGGCGTCAGCGGGACATGCACCGCCACGCTGGCGTTCGCGGACACAAGCGGGGATCAAACGGGGTGGTGGTGTAGCGCCTTCGATGAGACGCACCCCGCCGTGTTGACTCCCACCGGCGACACCAACAGCTCATGCACGGTCAGCGGCGCGACTACCAGCGGCGACAAGATCGTGTGGCACGCATTCGGGTACTGACATGACTGACTCTGTTGAATATCGGCTCGGCTCACTCGATGCTCGCATGACGAATGTCGAGACATCGCTCACGAGCATCGCGACCGATCAGAAGTCCCAAAATAGCAAGCTGGACACGCTGCTTGCGCGCGCCGAAGGGCGCAAGGCTTCGTGGAAGCAAATCGGCGGCGCGGTGGCGCTCATCACTGGCGTGGTAGAGGGCGCGCACCAGCTCGCCAAGCTGTTCCACTCATGAACCGCGACCAAGCCATACTGTTGATGATCCGCCTTGAAGGCGGCTACGCCAACGTCAGCGGGGACCCGGGCGGCGCCACCAAGTACGGCATCACGCA